GACCTTCTGCTTGCCTGACGTTATCACTGAGGGGTGGGAAACTTCCCCTCTCTAATAACCTCAGCGGGGGTGATGCATCCCGCTCAAAACACATCACATTCCATCGCTTTACTAACAACATGATCAACGCTTTTACTTCCACCGCTATCAACGCTATCACCACCTCCGATGATATTGTCGTCGTTGAATTCAAGAATGGTCGCCAGTACGATTATCGCAGCGCTGATGTTGCCGGTTTCGTGAATAAACTGAATAACGTTATCAAGGCAGAGGAATCTGTCGGCAAGTTTGTGAACTTCTCGATCAACAATAAAGATCTGCAAAATGTCAACAACGTTGCTGCCTGATTAACACTTTGGGGGGACACTCTCCCCCCTGACTAATACAAACTCTCTGTTCTTCATTAACACTTTCTTATGTCCATCGAACTGATGCTTTCTCTGCTGAACAAAGGTAACACCGGAAACGACATTCTGTCCATTCTTGATGTTATCAGTGAACAGCAGGTTGATGACACTCAGTCCTAATACATCATTCGTTCGTTAACAGCAGTTTGGGGGGTTTATGCCCCCCCGTTGTTAAAAACCGTGGGTCCCCGGAGTCTACAAAGTGTTACGATGCCGTTCATGATCTCAAAGGCACTCTTTTTTTCTCACCCCACATAAAAATTTTTTTTGCTATATAAAAACAACTATAAAGATCAGAGGTATGCAAAAAAATCGCGCAGAAAATTTTACGACTATAGAGGTTGATCCAGTAAGTGGTGAGCACTATGTGATTATCCCTGAATGGATATTAGATGAGCAGGGATGGTATGAGGGGACAGAAGTTAATATTGAGGTTGAGAACGACTGTATTGTAATTACAAATATTGAAAGTTCTTGACAGAGTATACATAGTGCAGTATGATTCGATTGTAATTAATTACTATTATGGCTAAAGGATTTACAATAAAAGCAAAGACGCCCATGGCAGCGTCTCCCACGGAACAGGAGTGGGATTATGAAGTGGCAAAAGAAATGGTAAGAGGTAAGTCTGTCGTCTTTTGTCTTCCGGGGCGTGGAGTATCATATACATTTCTAAAGAGTTTTGTGCAACTTTGTTTTGATCTTGTACAAAACGGAGCAAGCATCCAAATTTCGCAGGATTATTCCTCCATGGTAAACTTTGCAAGATGCAAGTGTCTTGGTGCAAATGTATTGCGTGGACCGGATCAACTTCCGTGGGATGGCAAACTCAAATATGATTGGCAACTCTGGATCGATTCTGATATTGTTTTCAACACTGAAAAATTCTATCAACTTATCCTGATGGACCAAGACATTGCAGCAGGATGGTATTGTACCGAAGATGGTCGCACCACATCAGTTGCTCATTGGTTGGAGGAGGATGACTTCCGTAACAATGGGGGTGTGATGAATCACGAAACGATTGAGAGTATCTCAAAGCGGAAAAAACCTTTTACTGTTGATTATACAGGATTTGGATGGCTTCTCATCAAGCACGGAGTCTTTGAGCACACGGAGATGAAGTATCCATGGTTTGCTCCAAAGATGCAAGTCTTTGAGTCTGGTGATGTACAAGACATGTGTGGAGAGGATGTATCATTCTGTCTTGATGCAATTGATGCCGGATTTGAGATTTGGTGTGATCCACGAATTCGTGTGGGGCATGAAAAGACTCGCGTAATCTAATGACAGAAAAGTATGATATTCTATGTAAAGGACGTAGAATATATAAAAATCTAAGTCAACTTGAATATTTTGAGGTAATGGAGGACCTTGCGGTAGAATACTATCAAACAGGTTCTCCGGACCCCTCGGATTTAGAAACTAAAATTTACAAGGAGTAAAAAAAATTATGGCAAAAACTGGTTTTATGAAGGGTGGCAATTATGTGGAAGCCAAACCCAAGAAGTCTCGTCAAGGAACGGGGAAGCACACAAAATTATCCGCAAGTTCTCGTAACTCGGCAAAGAAAAGGTATCGGGGACAAGGTAAATAATGAGTCAACTCGTTGTAAATCTACCCCCACAAAAGGTATGGGTACGTAAAGAGTATCTTCGGGATTTACAGGACGGGTATGGTGAATTTGTAGAGGGCGTCTGGGTATCGGCAAAGTCGATTCCTGGGCGTGCTTTTTATTTTGAAACTTATTTGCCAGAATATGCGGCAATGTATGATAAATTACCGATTAGTGCTTTTTTATCTCGTCCAAAACTACCTGATCCCGATTTAGATCTACCTAATCTACAGTTTTGGAATTGTATGGACTATGGTATACGGTGTATTGAGAAGCAGTTTATTGGAAGTATGGACTTTATGCTTCATACACGCAATTTTGGTGCTCTTCATGGAGAATATTTGTTTACTCTAGACAATTTTCACCCTGATATTGACACTACAAACTGTAATGTAAGTGAAATACCCGAAGAACACAAGTCTCATAACTGTATTGAACTTGAAAATGGTCAATTTGCACTCTATCCAAACAATAGAATGAGGATATATGACCTTTCAATCACACCCGAAACACCAAAACAACCCGATTTTAAGGTATCAACTCAGTATTATCAAGTTGAGAATGGAGTAAGATGGGGAAGATTGGGTGATACTGATGATTATTTCTGGAAAACACCAGAAGAACAAGAAAATAAATAATCTTTAGGGATAGCAACCCCTCTAAAAGTTCTGATTTTCACGAATCAGGAGCTAAAAATGTCGAATTCATCAGTCGATAGAGACAAAAAATACATGAAAGAGATGTGGGGAACCACAAAATTGATCACAGATTATAATTCACTATCTGAAAAAAGAGTATTACAAGAAGTTATGCACGATGATTTAGATAGTAAGTATCATATTCCAGAGGATCGTCTCTCAAGACCATGTGGAGGGTCTAATGGATTTGATGATTTTGTTGAAAGATGGCATGAATGATTGATTGTAGGGGTATAAATAAATAAAAATCTCATGATCAATGGCAATAAAAAGGATATCAAGGGTTTTTAAAGACATTAATTTGTCTTTTGAGCCTCATCCTGTGACAAAAGATCTACAAATATTAAAAAATGAGAATGCGATTCGTAGATCTGTAAGAAATATTGTCCAAACAATACCCACAGAAAAGTTTTTTAATTCAATTTTTGGATCTGATGTAAGAAGTAGTTTATTCGATTTTGTGGATTTTGGTACTGCTTCTGTTATTCAGGATCAAATTCAGGTTGCAATAGAAAACTTTGAACCAAGAGTTGATAATCTTCAAGTATTTGTAAATCCAAATCCGGATGAAAATACATTTGATGTTACAGTAGTGTTTGATATTATTGGTCAAGAGTTTCCGACTCAAGAATATACATTTCTATTAGAGGCAACAAGATAATAATACGCCTTTTACTAAGTTTACTAATCTAGATTTTGATCAGATAAAAACATCCATCAAGGATTATCTTCGTGCAAACTCTACATTTACGGATTTTGACTTTGAAGGATCTAATTTTTCGACGCTGATTGATACATTAGCATATAATACTTATATTACAGCATTTAATTCAAACATGATTGTTAATGAATCCTTTTTGGATTCGGCAACACTTCGTGAAAATGTTATATCACTTGCCAGAAATATTGGTTATGTACCTCGCTCTAGAACTGCAGCAACAGCAGAGATATCATTTGATATAGAAAACCTTGGAGATATTAATACAGTTACCTTAGAAGCGGGTTTGGTGTGTATAGGTAGAGATGATGATACATCATATACTTTTGCAACACCAGAAAATATTTCCACTACTGTAAGTGGTGGTACTGCATCATTTAAAAATGTGACTGTATATCAAGGAACATTTTTAAGAAGAACATTTACAGTAGACACTTCACTTAACCAAAAATTTATTTTAGACAATTCTTATGTTGATACTTCAACTATAAGAGTATACATCAAAGGTCCTCAAGAAACTGGAAAAGGAGTTGAGTATACTTTAGTTGATAATATTATTAATGTCAATTCTGAATCAAGAATCTTCTTAATTCAAGAAATTCAGGATGAAAAATACGAATTATTATTCGGTGATGGATTTATTGGAAAGAAATTGGAAAATGAATCTACTATTACAGTAGAATACATTGTTACTGATGGTATTGATGGTAATGGTCCATCAATATTTTCTTTTGCGGGAAGTATTATTGACCAACAATCGAATCCAAAGAACCCCGGCAATCCTACTATAACAACTGTTTTAAAGGCACAGAGTGGGTCCAATGCCGAGACTTTAGACTCTATTAAGTATTATGCCCCTAGAATCTATTCGGCACAGTACAGGGCGGTTACAGCAAGGGATTACGAAGCAATTATAAAACAGATCTATCCAGAAACTGAATCAGTATCGGTAATTGGTGGAGAGGAACTTGATCCACCCGAATTTGGATCAGTAACAATTAGTATTAAACCAAAAAATGGATCTTTTGTTTCGGATTTTTCAAAGAATCAAATACTATCAAAATTAAAACAATATGGAGTTTCTGGTATTAATCAAAAGTTAGTCGATCTTAAAGTTCTTTATGTTGAAATAGAATCATCAATATATTTTGATTATTCAAAAACTTCTAAGGTTGATGATTTAAAAACAAGAATTACAAATTCTCTTAATTCATATTCCAAATCTATTGATCTAAACAAGTTTGGTGGTAGATTCAAATATAGCAAATTGTTACAGGTTATTGATAATACAGATAATGCCATCACTTCAAATATTACAAAGGTAAAAATAAGAAGAGATTTAAAAGCTGCTGTTAATCAATCTACACAGTATGAGTTATGTTTTGGAAATAAGTTTCATGTTAATGAAGATGGTTATAATATTAAATCAACGGGATTTAAAATAATTGGAGAATCTGATACAGTATACTTGACGGATACTCCAAATGAGGACAAAAAAACAGGAATACTATCCATAGTTAAACTAATAAAAGAAACTGGCAGAAATAGAATAATTGTAAAAAATGCCGGTACGGTGGATTATGAAAAAGGAGAAATTTTATTAGAAACAGTAATCATTACTTCAACATCTTTACCTGATAATATTATTGAAGTTCAGGCCGTTCCAGAATCAAATGATGTTGTTGGTTTGAAAGATTTATATCTCAGTTTTAATATATCAAAAAGTCAAATAAATATGGTCAGAGATGTCATTGCATCAGGTGATGAAATATCTGGAACAGTTTTTGTTAGAGATTTTTACACATCAAGTTATTCAAACGGGAAATTAATAAGAGAGTAATATGATACAAACAGGTTTTGAATCTAGGATAAAGATTCAACAAATTATTGATAGCCAATTACCTAGTTATATTTTGGATGAAAGTCCAAAAGCGGTTGAATTTTTAAAGCAATATTATATTTCTCAGGAGTATCAAGGTGGTCCGGTAGATATTGCCGAAAATTTGGATCAGTATTTGAAATTAGACAATCTTATACCAGAAGTAATAACTGATAGTACAACTACAACTAGTATTACATCAATTGATGCAGATGAAATTTATGTTACTAGTACCAAAGGATTTCCAAAAAAATATGGTTTATTAAAAATAAATGATGAAATAATTACATACACTGGTATTGGTACAAATGTTTTTACTGGTTGTGAATTAGGTCGTGGTTTTAGTGGAATTACAAATTATCATCAGGAAATAAATCAAGAAGAACTTATATTTTCTACATCATCAGCATCAGAACATGAGTCTGGTTCTACTGTACAAAATATAAGTTCATTATTTTTAAAAGAATTTTATAAAAAATTAAAATCAACTTTTGCTCCTGGATTAGAAAATGTCAATTTCAATGAAAACGTAAATGTTGGCAATTTCTTAAAACACGCAAGAAATTTGTATGAATCAAAAGGAACAAATGAATCATTTCGAATTTTATTCAATGTTCTTTATGGAGTAACACCTAGTATTGTAAATCTTGAAGATTTTTTGATAAAGTCTTCATCTGCTGAATTCTCAAGAAGAGAGATTGTAATTGCAGAATCTATTTCTGGAAATCCAATTAATTTGGTCGGTCAGACAATATTTAAGCAATCTGATTTAAATACAAACGCTTCAGTTTCTTCAGTAGAAAATTTTACCAGAAATGGCAAAAAATATTTTAAAATAAAGTTATTTGTAGGATATGAGGAAGGCAGTGCTGTTCAAGGAACTTTTGTTGTAACTCCTAATACAAAAGTTTTACAAGATGTGGGTGTTGGAGCATCGACTATTTCTGTCGATTCTACAATAGGATTTAAAGAGTCTGGTAAAATAATTTCGGGTATTAATACTAATATAACTTACACTAATAAAAGTATAAATCAGTTTTTTGGATGTTCGGGAATTTCCAGTGCAATATCCGAAACTGATAGCATAAGATCAGATGAATCTTATTTTGGATATGAAGATGGAGATACAAGTAAAAAAGTTGAAATCTCTTTATTGGGGGTATTATCAGATTTTACTCAAATTTCTGATACCCTAAATGTAAGTGAAGGTGATGAGATTTTTGTTTCTAACCTTGGTGAGATAATTGATAATCCAAGCGATAAAATATACAAAGAAATATTTGCAAATTCATGGATTTATAATACAAGTGTTTCTTATGATGTCGATAAATTTATTTCTGGCGGATCAAAAATAGTTTTAAAAAGTAAGGTTGATGAATCCAGTTTAAAAATTGGCGATAAAATTAAATTATTGGGAACATCATTTGAATCAAGAGTAAAAAATATAGAGATTGTGGATGGTGTTAGAAACACAATAGTACTTGAAAGTGCGTACAGTAATTTTGATAATACTTTAGATTATAAAGTTAGGAGAGTTTTAAGAACAGCAGGTTCCAAATCAACATCTGCTCCATTAGAAGTAGATTTTATTGTATCCGATATTCAAAATCTTTATAATGATAGAAATGAATATTATTATGTTGCATCAAATTCATTACCATCCACTGATGATGGTGTAACTAATGTTCCCACACCAAAATCTTATCAAATTGGTGTAAATATAAAATCTTCTTCTGTTACCATTTCTGCAAATTCTTCATCAAAATTTGACGGTAAAGTTGGTATCAGTAGTTATAGCATAATAAATTTTAATGACACACTTCCATTTTCTAATGGAGATGAAATATTTTATTCTGCAGAAAATCCCATTGTTGGTTTAGATACTGGCGTTTATTATGCAGAAGTTTTAAATGATTCTCAATTGAGGCTTTATTCCTCAAGATCTTTTATTAGGACACAATCTAATTTTAAAACATTTAAAGTACCAACAGAATCCGGAAATCATAAATTTACTCTAAATTCTCAAAAATCTTCTGTCATAGGAGCACAGAAGATTTTAAGAAAGTTCCCATCAAATATTAATAATAGTGAAAATAGTGATACTATTCCCGGACCTACTGGAATGTTAATTGATGGTGTAGAAATTTTTAATTATAAATCTAGAGATAAAATTTATTTTGGACCTTTAAAATCAATCGAAGTTTCTAATAGGGGAGAAGGATATGATGTAATTAATCCTCCGGTTATTTCAGTTTCTGCAGGTGGCACAGTTAATGCACTTGTTCAACCAGTTTTGTCTGGTAAGGTCACTAAAATACATGTAGACACTCAAGAATTTGATATTGATAAAGTAATTTCTATTGGAGTTACTGGTGGAAATGGTAGTGGTTTAGTTGTAGATCCTATTTTAACTAAAAGAGTTAGAGAAGTATTTTTTGATGCAAGAACAACTAACAATCTTGGTGGAATCAATACTGTAGGAGAAACAATAACATTCCAAACTAGTCATAATTTCTCTAATGGTGAGGAAATTATTTACAATTCTAATGGCAATCTTCCTATAGGAATCAATACTTCAGGTCCATTAGAGTTACCAATATCAACACTAACAAATAATCAAAGATATTTTGCAAAAGTATTAAATAATTCATCAATTCAATTATATAAAAAATATTCTGATTATTCTTCAGGCATCAATACTGTAGGTTTTAGCACTATAAACACTGCAGGAGTGCATAAATTTACTACAGCATCATCTAAAAATACAATATCCGAAATAAGAATACTCGATGGTGGAAATTATACAAATAGAAAATTAATAGTAAAACCTCCCGCAGTATCGCAAAGTTTAAATTCTATTGAATTTGTTAATCATAATTTCAATCATGGCGATCTCATTAATTATGAATATGAAACTTCCGCAATTAGTGGTCTTTCATCAAGCAATAAGTATTATGTTATAAAGATTGATAATAATAGTTTTAGATTGGCTGATGCAGGCATAGGTGGCACCATCAGGTCCAATTTTGAGAGAGGTAAATATGTAAACTTTGGAGGATCTGGTAGTGGGTATCAGTATTTTAAATATCCTAATATTTCAGCTTTCTTAAATTATAAACCTGTAGGATTTGGAACAACAAGTCAAGAAGGACAAATAGTAACTTTAACAACCGAAGTCAGAGGTGAAATAATTGATGCGTATCTTTATGAAGGAGGAACTGGATATGGATCTTCTATTGTAAATTTTGAGAGCAAACCTCCAATTTTGATTAAAAACGGAAAAGAATGTAGAGTAAGACCAATAGTAATTAATGGTCTAATAGATTCGATACAAATGGAATATGGAGGATTGGAATATAATTCCGTCCCAGATGTTATAATTACAGATTCGTCTGGAATGGGCAGTGGTGCAGAGGCAAGAGCTATAATATCTAATGGAAGAGTTTCTGAAGTTAGAGTTGTAAATGCTGGTATTGGATATTCTAATACTTCAACTTCAGTATTAATCAAATCTGCTGGTACTGGAGCAAAATTTAATCCAAAAATTAGAGATTTGACATTTAATTTGCAAAAAAAACTTGGAAAAGAAATCCTAATAGAATCTCCAAATAAACTTCAGTATGCAGTTTGTGGTTATTCAACAAGTTATTTTGAAGAATCTGGTCACTCTCCCATCATTGGATGGTCTTATGATGGCAATCCAATATATGGTCCATATGGATACTCCGATCCTACAAATACGCAATCTTTACCTAAAAGATTAGAAACTGGTTATTCTAATGCAAATGTTGCTAATGTAATCGATAGACCATCTTCAGACGATTTTGTCCCAGGGACATTTATAGAAGATTATAAATTTGATAATTCTGGAGATTTGGATAAACATAATGGAAGATTTGCAAAAACTCCAGAATTTCCTGAAGGAGTATATGCTTACTATGCAACTATTGATTCTGTTGTAGGAGATCCAGCATTCCCTTATTTTATTGGAGATACTTTTAATTCAAAAGTTGTTTCAGATAATTTTAAACTAAATCAATCATTTGATTTTATAAATTCAAATTTAATTAGAAATACATTCCCATATAAATTACTTGATGATAATACGAGTTATGATTTTATATTTGGTTCTAAAGAAGTTAAAGATCAAAGATTATCAATTGAATCTGTTTCTGAAGGATCAATAACAGATTTTGAAATTATAAATTCGGGTGATTCTTATAAAGTAAATGATAGTTTGGATTTTGATAACTCTGGCACAGAAGGATCTGGTGCAATTGCAAGAGTTTCTCATTTAGAAGGTAAGCAAATTATCGATCTTAGAAATATTGAGACAAAAGAATATGAAAATTCGGTTGTAACAAGATTAAGTGATAATCAAGTAAAAGTAACTATATCACCAAGCCATGATTTATTGGATGATGACTATGTAATCCTTTCAGGATTTACTACAGTATCAACATTGAATAATCTTTTCCAGATAGGAATAACGACATATAAATCAGTTCTTACAGATACCTCAACAGTTTCGTCTGGAATAGGATCTACAGAAATTTCGGTTGCATTTATACCACCAACAGTATCTGTTGGAAGTAGTGTAAAAATTAAAACCGATACTTTACAAGTTTTAAACATTTCTAGAGATAGAAATTTAATGAGAGTTCATGGAAGTAGAGTCGGTTATTCTACCGGTGACGTTATTGAATTTGTTCCAGATTCATTTACTATTTCTGCAAATACTCAAAGTTTTGAATCTAGAGTTAATGATAAAGCATATTTCAATCCAACTGAATCTGTTGGATTAGGAACTACCGCAGGCATTTCTACTGCTGTTTCAGTAACATATGGAGGAATTACTGAAATACGTCAAATTCCAACCCAAACAATTTTTATAGAAGGTCATTCATTTAAGAATAATCAAAAACTTACTTTTACAGTTCCTTCTTCTGGTAATGCAGTTTCAATTTCAACTAATGGAAGTGATGCTGATGCATTTGATATGCCAACAACCGTATATTCTACGAATAGAGGCAAAAACTTAATCGGAATTAAGACAGGTATCACCGCTGCATTTAATGAAGTATTTTTCCATACAAATGGATCCGATAAGGATGATTACTTACTTGAATCTAATTATGCTCAAGTAACTGGTAAAGTTAGTAAGATAACTTCTGTTGTTGCAGTTTCAACTGCTCATGGATTGTCTAATGGGGATAAAGTTAAGTTATCCGTTCAACCAAATCTTAATGTAGGTATTGGAACATCTACTCAAGCTATATTACTTACAGTAAGTTCTGGTGATGATTACGTATTAATCAATGATAATGCAAACATTCCCATTAGTTCAGTAGATACTGATAATAATACAATAACAACCACTACAAATACTTATAATACTGGTGATAAAGTTCAATATAGTCAATCAGTGGGACAAATAACTGGGTTGGTTAAACAAAGTTATTACTTTATATTTAAAGTTAATGATAATACTTTTAAATTGTGCGAAACTTATAGTGATAGTGTAAAAAATCCCCCCACTACGATTGATTTTACTGGAAAATCGGGAACTGATTTCTTATTAAGTAATGTAAATCCAAGAATAAAAGTAACCAAAGGGAATAATTTAGTATTAAACGGAACTAATAATAAAATATTTACTGATAATGAGTTTAAAAATCAATTTGTTTCTACTGGATCTACTACTAATTTTAATGTAGTATCTACAGGATCTTCTATAATCCTAAATTATAGCGAAGATTTACCAACAAAACTTTATTATAGTAGAGAGCATCCAACTATAAGTGAATCTTATATTAAACCTGACAAAGATGTCAAAAATTATAATGAAATTTTATATGTAGATAGTGTTTATCAAAATGAATACACTGTAACTGGTGTGGGTGAAACTACATTTACTATCAACTTAACTGAAAAACCCGAAAGAAGTTTTTATCAAAAAACAGATTGTAATATTCTTAAGTATGAGACAACATCTAAAACTGCCTCTGGTGGAATCTCTGATATAAAAATTCTTTCTTCTGGATCTGGATACAAAAAACTTCCAGTAATATCCAATGTAACAACTAGTTTGGGTAAAGATGCCGTCATTATTCCAAAAGCAAGAAATGTTGGAATAATAAAAGAAACTAGAATTATAAACGAAAATTTTGAATACCCCTCAGATAAAACATTACGTCCAAAAGCTCTTATTTCCACACTAATTCGAGTTAAAGATAACAATACTGTTGGCATCATTTCTGTAACAGATGGAGGTAGTAACTATGTATCTCCGCCATCAATTATACTTGTTGATTCTGTATCCAAAAATAAGATTAGTAAAGGTGTATTTGAATGTAAATTACTAGGATCATCTATAGGTTCTATTGAGACAATTATTGAACCAAAAGGACTGCCTGATAATGAGATTGAAGTTTATACAACAAATAATACAAATGGAATTAGTATAGAAAGAGTAGAATCAAATTCTAGTACCACATTTACTTGCCATATTACCACACCACCATTAGGATTTACAGTATTTCCTTTTAAGGTAGATGACAATGTATTCATTGAAGGTATTATAAAAAATAGTAATAATGGTTCAGGTTTTAACTCTGAAGATTATGATTTTAATTTCTTAAGAGTTAGTGCCGTAGATGAATCTGCAACTCCCAATAATACAATTACGATTGATATAAGTGGCATATCTACTTCTACAAATACTGGTATCGCAAATACAATAACAGATTCATTAGCCACGGTAACAAATAGCAATGTTTATCCATCTATCACACTTGTAAAGAAAAAATCTAATTTTATAATTGATGAAAAAATAATTACCAATAATTTAGAAAGAGATTTAATTGTAACAGAATCAAATGCCAATTTTATAAAAGTTAAAGGTAGATATAAGTTAACTAGTGGTGATATTTTAACCGGTAAAGATTCTCAAAGTGTTGCTACTGTTAGTTCAATTGATAGCACTTTAAATAATGGAGAGTTTAAAATAAACTATTCTATTAATAAGTCTGATGGTTGGTCAAATAACATTGGCAAACTAAATGAAGATGTTCAGGTAACATCGGATAATGATTATTATCAAAATCTATCATACACCGTAAAGAGTCCTATAACATATCAAGACTTAATTACTCCTGTTAATAGTATGCTTCATACTAGTGGAATGAAAAATTTTGCTGATGTTGGCATTACTTCAGTTACAACTAATGTTGGTGTAGATACTTCTGAAATGATTGTATCGCAACTTTATAATATTTTAGATGAACAAAGAGTGGATAGTATCCGTCAATTTGATTATGTTAGAGATTATGAAATATTGTCAGATTCATCCAAATTTATAGAATTTAAAGAAAGAAAGCTTACAGATTATATTAATGTTACTAGTGATTTAGTAAAAACTATTGATGATATTAGTGATCAATTTTCTTCTCTTGATGATAATCCTGATGAATTTGTAAATATTTTTAATATCAATGATTTTGACACATATACAAACCTTCTTTTTAGAATAGAAAGTTTAGACGATTCTGAATTGCAATTGACTGAATTAACTTTATTACGTTCTGGTAGTACTAATGTGTTAGTTCAAAGGGGTGGAATTATAAATGATAAGAGTGATATGTCACTCGATTATGGAAGATTCGTAGTAGAAACTGAAATTACTAATGAATCATATCTTCGTTTTTATCCAAATGATCCATATAATGTTGATTATGATATAAGATTATTGGGTAGTAAATTCACCTCAGACTCTGTTGGTGTGGCAACAACGACTATTGGATTTGTCAATTTAATTGATTCAACTAAACTGGTATCTGCAACTCAAACAACCGATTTAGTTTCTGTCGATGCTGAAAATGTAAAGTCTTTATATGCAAATATCCAGGTTATTAATACATCAACAAATGATATGAATTTTGTTGAGTTATATTTGACTCATGATGACACAAATACTTTCTTGGCAGAATCTTTCTTTGATGCAGAAGGATCATCTATAACAAAACAATCTATAGGAAGTTTTGATTCTAATATTAATAGTGGTATATGCTCAATTACATACACCAATGATACATCTTCTAGTGTTAGACTTCGTTCTAAAATAATTGGAATAGGTACAACTTCTGCTGATATAGGTGTTGGTACTTATAAATTTGGTGCGGTCGGTCAACCAGATGATTCAGTTAGAAGTGCTATTTATCAATCAAATTATTCTGTAGGTATTGGAACCACAAATGTAGTAGGACTTGATTCTTCATTATTTAATGCGGTCAAATCCATTGTCCAAGTTTCTTGTGGATCTACTAAAGCTTTGCATCAAGTAATGGCATTACACGATGGCAATTTTGTATATGCTCAACAGTCTGCATTTATTTCAGTAGATAGTAATTTACCAAATACTGATTACGAAGAATATGATAATACGTTGGGAATAGGTACATTTGGAGTCGAATACTCTGGAGAACAGTTTGTTTTGGAGTTTCATCCAGACACTGAGTTTGTAGATGCGGAAATAAAAGTATTATCATTTAATCAATGTTTCTATTCTAATGTTGATGAAAATATTCCTGTTGGACTGCAAAATGGAAATTCATTGGATTACATGGATACAAAACATTATAATGCTCACAATGGAGATAGAGTTAATTCAACATCTTTTGAATTGACTAATAATGGAACTCCTATTTTTGCAAAAACTTTTAATCCAAATGATAGTGGTATTTTAAATACATCTACGGGCAAATTTACAATCAAAAATCATTTCTTTAGAAATAATGAGGAATTAATTTACACTCCTGGTTCTAGTTTTGTAGGTGTTGGATCAACACCTATGCAATATTATAATTCAACCGCAGGTATTACAAGTACACTTCCATCAAGTGTTTTCGCTGTTGTTGAATCAAATGATGTATTCCAAATTTCTACTACCAGATCTGGAACTCCAGTTACCTTTGTTGGAGTTGGTACTGGAAATCTTCATAAATTTGAAATGTCTAAAAAAAATGAGAAGGTTGTTATTTCAATTGACAATTTAATTCAGTATCCTCTATTATTTACTCCCACAAAATATAGTTTGAATGAAAATATTGATAATGGAAATATTGGAATAAGTACAACAAGAACAATATTCTCTCTTTCAGGAATATCATCAATTGCTGCTAACGATATTTTGAGAGTGGATGATGAGTATATGAAAGTTATCAATGTTGGTTTTGGAACAACAACAGTAGGTCCAATAACTGGAGTAGGGACAACTGCCCTTGTAGAAGTTTCTAGAGGTTTTGTTGGTAGTTCTGCGACATCTCACTCCAACATTACTGGAGTAGCTACTGTTTATAAAGGTTCATATAATATTGTTGATAATAAGATATTCTTTACTAGTCCTCCTAGAGGAAAAGATGGTGAAGAAAGAGACTTTAGTAATTTAGAATTGCCAACATCAAAGTTTGATGGTAGAGTCTACTTTAGAAGTAGTTATGAAAGTAATGAAATCTTCGATGATATTTCTCACGAATTTAGTGGTATAGGTAGAACTTTTGCATTGACTGTTGGTGGAGCAAACACTGCTGGAATAGGTACAACAGAATCTCAAAGATCTGGTTTATTATTAATTAATGGAATATTCCAATCTCCCACAACTTTGAATAATCCAAATGGAAATTTTGAGATTATATCAAATAATGCCGGTATATCGAGTGTGGTATTTACTGGAATTAGATCTGCTACCGATTCTTCATTCATTGTAACATCTGATTATGATGTCAATTTGAATGAAATTCCTAGAGGGGGAATAATTATTTCTCTTGGATCAACAGGTGGTGTTGGATATGCTCCTCTTGCAGGAGCTTCTGTGACAACAACATTTGCTTCTACTGGTGTAATTGGACCAATTGGAATAGGTACGACTGATAATCTTGGATCTGGATACAATAATATTGGATTAGTCACAGTTACTGCTTATGATCCAACTGGTGCTGGTTCTGGTGCAAATATATCCGCTACTGTTGGTGCAGGAGGAACATTATCATTTGATACTCTTGATGGAGGAAGTGATTACTCTACTCAAACTAAGATTTTTGTCTCAGAACCAACTTATGAAAATTTAAATATAAAAGGTATTTCTAGACTTGATGGAACTACAGATACTGGAATTGGACTGCAAATGTCAGTTGAAGTTGGTGGAGCTTCAACAACAGTTGGTATTGGATCAACATATGCAAAAATTCAAACTTTTAAGATTACACGACCAGGTTATTCATTTAGAAAGGGCGATAAATTTACTCTGGTTGGTTTAGTAACAGATTCTAGATTGTCTTCCCCACTAGAAGAATTTACATTAGAAGTATTGGATACATATCAGGATTCATTTGCTTTCTGGAGATTTGGAGATCTTGACTATGTAGATAATATTAAAAATTATCAAGATGGTGTGAGGACTAGATTCCCATTAACTTATAGAGATGGAGTTCTGCTTAGTTTTGAGGTAGATAAATTACTGTCAGAAGAAGTTAATTTTGCAAATTTATTACTAGTATTTGTTAATGGAATTCTTCAGGAACCCGGAGAATCATATGAATTTAATGGAGGCACATCTTTTAGATTTAAAACCGCCCCCAAACTTGAAGATCAAATTGATATATTCTTCTATAAGGGAACGAATGGAGTAGATATTAAGGATGTTTCAAATAGAAAACCAATTTTAGAATTGGGTGATGAGTTGCAAATTCTTGGATCTTCTTTAAATATGGAAGGACAGGATGAAAGATTGACACTTAATATTACAAACTCAGATAGAGTTCAAACTAATCTTTATAGTGGTCAAGGATTGGATGAAATTAATTATAGACCTGTCAATATTATTAAACAAAAATCTGATAAAGTTATCTCTGGAGAAAAAATTTATAAGACCAGAGATTCTTTGGAAGCATATATTTATCCAACTGCAAAGATAATTGGTAATGTAAGTTCTTCAGAAACTAACTCAATATTTGTTGATAACGCTAAATTCTTTGATACAAATGTTGCTGTTGCTGGAACATTTGATGCAATGATAGTCGGCGGTCTTCCAAACCCAGTAACGGCATCAGCGACTGCTACAGTGAACTCGGAAGGAGAAGTGACTGGTTTTACTATCTCTGGCGGTAGTGGATATGTTAGTGTTCCTACAGTATCTATATCAGCACCTCCAGAAATCGCTGTAGGTGTTGGAACAACTGCTACTGCCACTGCAACTCTCTCAAATGGATCTGTCAATGCTATTTCAATTACTAATCCAGGACTTGGTTATACTATTGCACCAAAAGTATTAATTTCATCACCAGATATTATTTTAGATAATATTACTGATTTGGAAGGAGATGAAACGCGAGGATATTCTGGTTTAGTTACCAGCATAACTCCAGTAACAGTTGGTGGAGATCCTGCAATTCAATTATCACTTCTAAAAACTTCTTTAGGATCATTAAATGAGTTAGCAACAATTGGTACGCCAATTTATGTTTTTAATACTCGTATTGGATCTGGAGTAACTGCTATGGATACTTTAGGTATTCATACTGTAGGTATAGGAACCACATTTGCAGATAATGTTTATCATCTTACGAATATAGACACATCTACATTCTCTGGTCAAAATTTAGCGATTGTAAAATGTAAGGTTCAAGTTAATACTGGATTGACATCTATTGGCGATAATGATAATCCGGTTGGAGAATTCTCATGGGGAGAATTAAGAAATACTGGCGGATTTGGCAGATCTTCTTCAATTTCTATAGGTGTTACTGGTTTAACAATAGATGCTGGTTTGACAACATTTCCAGTAATTCAAAGAAGAGGATCTATCTATGGAATTAGAGACACTGGAGCTCTCAAAAAACAATTATAAATATCTAAAAAACGATTAATATGGCGGCTATAGTAACGGACCAATTTAGAATATTAAATGCAAATAATTTTATTGACTCCGTAACGAGTACCAATAATTCTTATTATACATTTTTGGGATTAGTTGATTCTTCTCCATCTTCACCCGGATTTGGAAGAACATCTAATTGGGATACAAATACACCATCACCTACTGACAATTTTCAATATTCTTTGCATTATAGAGAAACTGCATTATTTGGTAGAAAAATAACCGCTTCTGATGTGCGTAGAGTTGTAAGAAGGGTCAATTGGAATATTGATACCCCTTATGATATGTACCGTCATGATTATAGTATAGATAATCCTACCCCTAATGGAGGAACATCTAGACTATATGATTCAAATTTTTATGTGATGAATAGTGAGTTTAAGGTTTATATTTGTTTAGATAATGGTGGTTCTAAAACTGGGGTTGATGCAAAAGGTAACAGATCTAAATATGAACCAACTTTTACTGATTTAGAACCTTCATCAGCTGGTGTTGGTGATGATGGATATATATGGAAATATTTGTTTTCTGTTTCTCCAAATGATATTATAAAATTTGATTCTACTGAATATATTATTCTTCCAAACGATTGGTCAACATCTACAAGTGCGCAGATACAATCAGTAAGAGAATCGGGCAATTCTGATATTAATAAAAATCAAATAAGAAAAGTTTATATCAAAAACGCTGGAGATAATTACAAATCTGGAACTTATACTGGATTAAATATACTTGGTGATGGGACTGGCGGTAAGGTTACAGTTACAGTAGCAAATACTGGAGAAATTACGGACGTTACAGTTACTTCTGGAGGAAGTGGATATACGTATGGAATCATTGATTTAACTACAGTTAGGGGGGATCAGTGGAGTTCTCCTAGCGATAGAGCGTTATTAATTCCTATTATTCCACCATCAAAAGGACATGGATATGATCTCTATAAAGAATTAGGTGCCGATAAAGTTTTAGTTTATACTAGATTTGATGATTCCACTAAAGATTTTCCAACAGACACTAATTTTTCACAAGTTGGAATTATAAAAAATCCAGAACAATATTCCTCATCAGGATCAATTTTTACCGAAAGTAGTTTTTCAAATCTTTATTCTATGATGTTAAGTGATGATACAACAATCACACCAACAATTGGCGATTATATGTATCAAGAAATAGCAGGAGTTGGGACTGCGCAAGGTTACGTTGCATCATATGATAAAAATACAAAAGTATTAAAATACACAAGAGATAGATCACTATATTTTGCTAATGAATATGATCAAACTGATCATCCAAATGTTACAAAGAAATCCACTTTTGCAGAATTTCAACAGTCTGCGGGTAATGTTACTGTAGGAAGTCTTTCGGTTTCTATTCAAGATTTTACTGGAATTGCAAAGACGGTTGCAAATCAAGAAATAAATCTTGGAGTTACTTTTAATTCCGGACTTGCAAATCCTGAGATAAATAGAAAGACGGGAGATATTATTTACATAGATAACAGACCCGAAGTTACTAGAGATATTAGACAAAAAGAAGACGTTAAAATTATTCTGGAATTCTAAAAAAAATGGCACAAAAAAGAAATTTAAACGTTAATCCATATTACGACGATTTTGATAGTGATAAAAATTTTAATAAAGTTTTATTTAAACCAGGATTTCCAGTACAATCTAGAGAACTAACAACTCTACAATCTATATTACAAAATCAAATAGAATCTTTTGGCAAACATATTTTTAAAGAAGGATCAATGGTTATTCCTGGCGGAATAACTTATGACCCTTCCTTTTATGCCGTAAAATTAAATGCAATAAATTCCGGTGTTGAAGTTTCCGCATATATTAATAATTTTATTGGCACAAAAATCACAGGACAAGTTTCTGGAGTTACTGCAACTATAAAATATGTTGCTTTCCCAGGAGATCCAAACATTGATGATTTAACAATTTATGTTAAATATGATGATTCTTCATCAGATTTTGAGTTTACTCCTTTTTTACATGGAGAATTTTTAATTGCAAATAAAAATATTACCTATGGCAATACTACTATAAATTCTGGAACTCCTTTTGCATCTCTGTTATCTTCCAATGCGACCTCAACTGGATCTTCAGTATCAATACAATCCGGAGTTTATTTTATAAGAGGTTATTTCGTTAATGTTAATAGTGAAACAATGTTATTGGATGAATATTCCAATACTCCTTCATATAGAGTAGGTCTAAGAATAGATGAGTTGTTAGTTGGTGCTAAAGATGACTCATCACTTTATGATAATGCGAAAGGATTTTCTAATTATGCTGCTCCAGGTGCCGATAGATTAAAAATAGGTGTTTCATTATCTAAAAAATCTTTAAATGATTTGGACGATAAAGATTTTATAGAACTTTTAAGAATCGATAATGGAAAAATAAAAAAAAATCAAGATAGAACCCAATATAATATTATTCGTGAATATCTTGCACAAAGAACTTATGAGGAGTCTGGAAATTATGCTGTTGTCCCATTTATACCAACACTAAAAAATTCCTTAAATGATAGGTTAGGTAATGATGGTCTTTATGATGCAAATCAAACGACAGAGCAATTAAATACTCCATCAGATGACCTTTTATGTGTTCAAGTTTCCCCTGGAAAGGCATATGTAAAAGGATTTGATGTAAAAACCGATGGAACTTTAGTATTAGATGTAGATAAACCAAGAGATACTGCAAAAAATGTAACAAACGTCCCATTTTCAATGGGGAATGTTCTAAGGGTTAACAATGTTACTGGTCATCCAACTCAAAATGGAACTATAGATTTTTATAGTAGGCATGGTGGTGAAGGAGTAAATATTGGAAAATCTAGAGTTTATACATTCACTGTAACTGATCAAGCATATAGTGGACCTTCAACTAAATGGAATTTATACTTATATGATGTACAAACATATACAAGGTTAAATTTAAACAATTCCGTTTCTGCTTCTGCATTACCTGCTACATCTTTTGTGAAAGGGAAAAACAGTGGTGCAAATGGATATGCTGTTAGTGCTGGAAGTGATAGTAATAATAATTTAGTTACTTTAACGCAGGTCTCGGGAAAATTTGCTATTGGAGAGCAAATTTTAATAAATGGCGTTGAAGTTTCAAATTCAATTACAGATGTAATTTCATACGGAACTCAAGATATTAAATCTGTTTCTCAGTCTTCCTCAGGATTTGTTGCAGATTCTTCTTTAGAAAGTTTTCCCTTACCAAATGATGTTTCGGAAATTACTATTAATAGCAACACAGTAACAAGTGCAGGTGGAAATTTCACGGGAATAACGACAGATACTGTTATTCGTTATAAGAGTGCAGTTGCTGGTGATACATTAGAAACATTCTTTAGAGTAGCTGATGTATCAAAAGACGGTTTGCAATTGACTACTGCTGATATAACCGGAGTTAGCGGAGTTTTTAAAGGAGGAATCACTGATGGCACATATCAAGCTAGAATTGGTGCTCCAATTATAAGAAATCAAGAAGATGCTAAATTATATGAAAAATTCCCAAATAATAATATTTCTTCTTTAGATCTTTCTTCATCTAATTTAAAGATAAGATTGCAATCAAATCAAACACAAACTTCAGATTTGGTTGGCATAGTAACTATGTCATTAAATGATTTCGATACTTCGGGAATATCAACAGTAAACTTTAGTGCATTTGATGCCGAAAGATACTCTCTTTATAATGATAGTGCCCCAAGATACATTGGAACAATAACTTCTGATTCATTTAAAATTGATACTGCAAATAATACAGTTTCTTTCTCAGGACTTTCTCCAGGAAGATCATATAAATTAGATGCAACATTAACTAAAGTTGGAATAAAGAGTAAGAAAAAAAATTACACTAGAAGTACTGAATTAATAGTAAATTTATCAAGATTAAATCAGTCTGGCACGAATTCAAATACGACAGTAAATGATGGATTAACATACAATAACAATTGTTATGGTCTTAGAGTGCAAGATGAAGAAATATCATTGAATGTCCCTGATGTTTCAGAAATTATTGCCGTTTATGAATCTTTAAATTCTTCAGATCCAGTTTTAGATAAAATAACATGCTTATCATCCTCAAATATTGCCGAAAATGCTATTGTTGGTGAAAATATTATTAGCAAATCTGGTATTGTTATTGCTAGATTTGTAAAGAGCACTTTAACAGATGTTGCTAGTATTGTATATTTAAATTCTGGAAGATTTAATATAGGTGATGTGGTTATTTTTAAAGAATCCAATATAACAACTACAATAACAAATATTCAGTTGGGAAGTTACACTGATATAACTGACAACTTTATTTTGGATCGTGGACAAAGAGATCAATATTATGACTATTCTAGAATTGTTAGACGAAATGAATCTACTATACCGTCTAAAAGACTTTTAATTATATTTGACCATTATGAGGTAGAAGCAACTGATAATGGAGATCTTTTTACAATTCAAAGTTATGATAATGATAGATATGAAAAAAATATTCCTCTTATAGGTGTAGATGCAGTTAGAGCTACTGATACCTTTGATTATAGACCAAGGGTATCCGCATTTACAGGAAATAGTGCATCTCCTTTCGACTTTACTTCAAGGAATTTTACATCACTAAGTAAAACAATTGCCCCAAATGAAGATTCTTTAGTATCATATGATTACTATATTGGAAGAATTGACAAATTATATATTGATAAGTTGGGAGTATTGGGAATTAAACAAGGTCAATCTGGAATAAGACCAAAAGCACCTTTAATTAGTGATGATGCAATGGAAATTGCAACTATATCTTTACCACCATATCTATTTGATCCTCAAGATGCTGAAATATCTTTAGTTGATAATAGAAGATATACTATGAGAGATATTGGATTAATTGAAGATAGAGTTGAAAATTTAGAAGAAGTAACTTCTTTATCATTATTAGAAATTAATACCCAGACTTTACAAATAAAGGATGCAGAAAATAGAGATAGATTTAAGAGTGGTTTCTTTGTAGATGATTTTAGAAATAATTCATTGATTAATAAAGATATCTCATCCATTCAAATTGATGAAGATAATCATGAAATGAGACCTACTCTTGTTAGAAGTAGTTTAAAAGGATCTATAGCTATTTCTGGAAATAATAGAAATCCAGAATCCATAGACTATGAGGATCCATCATTAACATTAATTGATCCAAATGTTAAAAAGAAGGGCAATTCAATAACACTTGATTACGATGAGGTTACATGGATAAGTCAATTTGTAGCAACAAAATATGTAAATGTAAACGAATATCAGGTTTCTTCTTATAGAGGTGATGTTACTTTATCGCCACCAAATGATTTCTGGACAATTACTCAGAATTTTGTCTCTTTCTTTAATAATGTGAATTTTGGGGCAGCTGGTGGATTTTCTCAATCTTTCAATTCTTTTAGTCAAAGTTCAGCAATAAGGTTTGCAAGATCAAGAAATACGCAGTTTTCTGCATCTAACTTAAAACCACATACGAGGTATTATCAATTCTTAGATTCTGAGGGTAATTTGGATGTTATACCAAAATTATTGCAAGTTGAAGATGTTAAAGGATCCTTTACAATTGGCGAAGAAGTCGTTGGTTATGAAGTAAGTGGGGATAGTAATTCTGTTGCCAGAATAAGATTCAGACTTGCTAAACCGAATCATAAAACTGGTCCAATTATTTCTCCAGAATCTGTTTATCAATATGATCCATATTCATATCCACAGGCAGTTACTATACCAGATTCGTATACGGAAGGATCAACAATATTAAATGTTGATACTGCATCTTTGTCACAAAGTGCTCAGGGTAGATATAGTGGTTATTTGGAAAAAGGATTTATACTTGAAGGACAAAGTAGTGGCGCAACTGCTTTTGTGAAAGATTTGCGGTTAATTACTGATGCATGGGGGGATTTAGTTGGATCATTCTTTATAAGAAATCCAAACATTGCCGGAAATATTAGAGTTGAAAACTCAACTCATACTTACAAATTAACCAATAGTTCCACTAATAGAAGACCACTAATTAGTGAAGATCTTGATACTTTACTTTCTTTTGCAAGAACTCAATATATAACAAGAGGCACTCTTGTACAAACATTCACCTCTATTACAAATACAACAACTATAGCTATTAGAAGATATGTTGATCCGTTAGCACAATCATTTGCAGTTGGCAGTACTATTGATGTAGAAACTGCCATAGGAAGAAATAATGATGATAATGGCATTTTCTTAACAGGTGCTAATGTATACTTTGCAACAGTAGACGAAGAAAATAAACCACTTAGAGTTGAAATAAGAACTGTTGAATTGGGCACACCAACAAGAGAAGTTATTGGACAAGCAGCTTATTTAACACCAAGAAGATATATTGATGATGGAAATGGAAATATTTCAGAAGAAACAATAATAAAAACTTCTGAAACAGGTGATGTTGCAACTAGAGTAACTTTCCCAGAACCAATATATTTGGCTCCAGGTAGAGAGTATGCTTTAGTTATTATATCCGAATATAGTGATCAATATCAGGTTTGGGTTGCAGAAAAAGGTAAAAAGAGTGTTACTGTCCAGAATCTTCCAAATCCGGATGCAGGCGTATATTCTTCACAATATGCATTTGGTGGTCTGTTCATGTCTCAAAATGGATCTATTTGGACAGAAGACCAAAATATGGATTTAAAATTTGATTTATTTAAAGCGAAATTCAAATCCTCAAGTGGTACTGCATATTTTTATAATGCTCCTTTAGATTTAAGTAATGGGTATAAGAGAGAATTGCCAAATAATTCGTTAAAAACTCTACCAAAAACTGCAACTATTAGAATTACACCAGTTAAAAAAGGTGCGTCTGATTTTAGTGACATGGAAACCGTATTAAGTCCTGGAAGAAAACTTGCAGGAGATAATAATTATCCAGGTAGTGTAGCGTATATTACTGGAGTTGGTTGTAGTGTTTTCAATAATGGTAATGATGTTGGAATTATCACTGGCGGAACAAATTACGGTATTAATGCTTCAACAAATGTAGGAACATTTAATATTGTCGGAAATGGCAAAAATTTAACTTTAGATGTTCCTGCAACTACAAACGGAACCCTGCAAATTGCTGGATTGGTTGTCAATAATGGTGGTAGTGGATACAAAGTTGGAGATGTTGTTGGTATTGTTACTGCAGATACTATTGATAGAACTGGTAAAGGTGCTCAAATAAGCATAAATGAAATTGGAGGTATTGATACCTTATTTGTTTCTGGTATGCAAGGAGATACTGGATCAAACAAAGCATTTAATGTTGGTATGGGTGTTAGTTATTATGATGATAATGGCGTTGTTGTTTCGATGGCAAACACTACTATTACAGGGATTGATAATGGACCTACTTTAAATTCTGGAAATTATTTCAAGGTTAATCACTTTAATCATGGAATGTTTGGTGCTACTAATAAAGTAGTTCTAAATGATATTACACCGAGTGCTGGATCAGCAACAACTTTAACAGCAGATTTAGCATCTTCAGATGTTTCGGAAATAAGCATTGGAAGCACGGTAGGATTTGACATTTTTGAAGGAGTCATTGTCAGTCCTAATAATCCTGGATATGTAAAAATCGGAAGAGAAATTATTCAATATAATGATATTGATATTGGAAATAAATTAATAGATATAACGAGAGGTATTGATAATACAAATATAATTGATCACAATATTTCTGATATTAATGGAAATCAATTTAGTATTCCTGTAAGTAAATATGAGTTAAATGGTATTTCTTTAAGAAGAATAAATGGTGTAACACTTGATGTTTCTTCTGAAGGAATGGATATAAGTGGTTATTATGTTTCAGTTGATAGATCATCAAACGGAACATCCAGAGCAAGTGATGATAATGCAACTTCTTATTATTCTCAATTATCATTTACAAATGAATATCAAACTGGAGGAAAGAATGCAAATGCTTCCGAAAATATTGCATTTACTGAAATTATCCCCAGTTTCCCCCTAATACTTCCAAATGATTCCACTTCGGTTTCAGGATCTATTAGAACTATTAGCGGCACAAGTGTTGATGGAAGTGAAAATTCATTCGTTGATAATGGATATGAGCCCGTTGAATTAAATCAGGTTAATAAACTTTCTTCTGTTAGAATAGTGGCTTCTGAAGTTAATGAGGAAACCTATCTAAGCACATTACCATCTAATAAATCATTAACAACCGCTATAAGGTTATCTACAACTGATGAAAATCTTTCTCCACAAATTTTCTACCTAGAGGAGACTGGAACTATTTTACAGATGCCATTAATAAATAATCCAATAACTGATTATGCATCCGATAATAAAGTAAATTCATTTAAGTATGATCCACATGCCGCAGTATATGTTTCAAACACTGTGAATCTCAAAAATCCAGCAAAAGCACTTAAAGTTTTAGTCGCAGCATACAGACATCAGACTGCAGATTTTAGAGTATTGTACAAACTAAATAGGGCAGATTCTAGTGAGGTTGAGCAAGAATTTGAATTATTCCCCGGTTATGATAATTTGAGATTTGAGAATGATGCATTATTAACAGTAATAGATCAATCCAAAAATAATGGAAAACCAGATGTTTTTGTAAGACCTAGTTTGGAAGATGAATTTTTAGATTACGAGTTTACAGCAAATAATTTAGATCTGTTTACTGGATATACAATTAAAATTGTAATGTCTGGAACAAATGCAGCATACTATCCAAGGTTTAAAGATCTTAGAACAATTGCAATAAGATGATTAGAGTAGAAGGGTATCAAAATTTATATCGCGATGAGAAAAGTGGTGCTATCATAAATCATGATAGCAATGCTTATAATCAATATGTAAATTCTTTATCATATAGAGAATCTCAAAAAAGAGAACTTGATAAGATGAAGAAAGATATTGATGAAATAAAAATATTATTACAGGAGTTGGTAAATGGATCCAGACAAAATTGAATTACAAAGTGTTACAAAAATGTTTGAATATGAAAAACAGGCAAGAGCAATTGATGGATTAAATAATAGTGAACTAAAAATTATTGCAAAATCTTATTGTAAGTTATACCTCAAACAACAAGAGGTAGTTCTTAATCTTGGTTTAACGGGAATATAAATAAGAAGTAGTAGTGTTGTGTTAGATAAATGGCTACATATTCCAGTAATATTGTTATAAACACTAATGAAGACTTTAGACAAACATTCGATTTAGCATCTGCTTCTGACAATTCTTCACTGAATTTGACTGGATATACAGTATCTTCTCAAATGAGAAAGTATGCTGGTAGTGCTACTGCAACTGATTTTACGGCGACTATAGTTTCTCCGGAAACTGCAGGAAAAGTTAGTATCGCATTAACTAGTGGAGATACTTTGAGTTTGAAGGAAGGGAGATATGTATATGATGTTGTTATTGAAAAAAATTCAGTAAAAACAAAAGTCGTTGAAGGAATGGTTCTTATTAGACAAGGCGTTACTAGATAAGGTATTTTTATGGCAAAACCAACAACTCGTCAACAACTTATTGATTATTGTTTAAGGAAACTTGGTGCTCCTGTTTTAGAAATAAATGTTGATAATGATCAAATTGATGATTTAGTTGATGACGCTATTCAACTCTTTAATGAGCGTCATTTTGATGGTGTTGAGAGGATGTATTTGAAGTATAAAATTACTCAAGATGACATTAATAGAGGAAAAGCATCAGGCACTGATGGAGTCGGTATTGTAACTACTACTGGCACATCTACTATTGTTGGAACGGCAACTACATTTAATTTTTACGAAAATTCAAACTATATTCAAGTTCCAGATTCAGTTATTGGAATAGAAAAAATATTTAAATTTGATACTAGTTCTATTTCTGGTGGAATGTTTAGTATTAAATATCAATTGTTTTTAAATGATTTGTATCATTTCAATTCTATTGAATTACTACAATATTCTATGACAAAATCATATCTGGAAGATATTGACTATTTACTTACAACAGATAAACAAGTAAGATTTAATAAGCGTCAAGACAGATTGTATCTTGATATTGATTGGTCGTCTCAAGAAGCGGATAACTTCTTGGTTATCGATTGCTACAGAGCTCTTGATCCAACATCATTTAGTCAAGTTTATAACGATAGTTTTGTAAAGATGTATTTGACTGCATTAATTAAGAGACAGTGGGGGCAGAATCTAATAAAATTCCAAGGTGTAAAACTTCCTGGAGGAATTGAATTGAATGGGAGACAATTGTATGAAGATGCGGAAAGAGAATTAGAATCCATAAGACAAAGAATGTCTTCAGAGTATGAATTACCTCCCCTTGATTTAATAGGATAATGGCACTTAATCCATTCTTTTTACAGGGTTCTTCGGAAGAACAAAGATTACTCCAATCATTAATTAATGAACAACTAAAAATTTATGGTGTGGAGGTAACTTATCTGCCAAGGAAACTTATAAAAGAAGATACTCTATTTACTGAATTACAATCATCGGTTTTTAACGATAATTTTTCTATTGAAGCTTATGTTAATACCTATGAAGGTTATGGTGGATCAGGAGATATTCTTACAAAATTTGGTATTGCACTAAAAGACGAATTAGTTATTACTATTTCTCAAGAAAGATTTGAAGATTTTATTGCTCCTTTTTTAGAGGATTTTCCAGATAATGAGATAAAAATTTCAAACAGACCAAGAGAAGGTGATTTAATTTATTTCCCTCTCGGTAAAAGAATATTTGAAGTTAAGTTTGTTGAGCATGAAAAACCATTTTATCAATTAGGAAAAAATTATGTATATGAATTGAGATGCGAACTCTTTGAATATGAAGATGAAATGGGTGGATGGGATGTTCAATCTCAAATTACTGAAGAAATTGATAGTGTTCTTGAAACACAAGGTTTTATCACCACATTGAAGTTAATTTCAATTGGATCAACGGCATCTGTTGGTGTAACTACATCTACAGGATATATTCGCAAAATATCATTAACTAATGATGGTTATGGATATACAAAAGTACCAACAGTTTCAATTTCTACAGCACCAGCGGGAGGAACTAATGCTACTGCTGTTGCAATTACAACTGCAATTAATAATGTTTATTCAGTAAAAGAAATTTTACTAACAAATCCTGGTGCTGGATATACGGTTGTTCCTAGTGTTAGTATTGTCAGTGTTGGCGAAACTATAACCGGTGTTGGATATACAACTTATGGTGTTGGAGCAGCAGCAACAGCAACTTTAGTTACTTCATCTGCTGGTATTAATGGAGTTACAATTACTTCTGGTGGAAGTGGATATCCATCTCCACCTATTCTTACTTTTACAACACCAACTTCGGGTATAGGTACTGCTTTTGGTAGAGTATCGGTTACGACAGATAATGTTGTTGATAAAGTATTCATATCTGATGCTGGTATCGGATATACTTCTGGTACAGCAACAGCAATAATTTCCGATCCACCAATTATTACTGGTATTGGCACCTTCCAATATAATGAAGAAGTTACTGGATCTATTTCTGGTGCGAAAGCAAGAGTTAAGACGTGGGATGCCACTACAAATACTCTTAAAGTTGGTACAACAGACGGTGATTTCTTGGCATCCGATGTAATTGTCGGAACTTCATCTTCTGCTAGATACAGTGTTGATTATATTGAAACGGCAGAATTTAGTGATAAATATGACAAGAGTGATGAGATAGAAGAAGAAGCAGATCTCATTATTGACTTTTCAGAATCAAATCCATTTGGTAACTATTAATGTTAGGAACTTATTACTATCACGAAATTATTAGAAAAACTATTGTTAGTTTTGGAACTTTATTTAATAATATTAATATAAAGCATAAAGATTCAAATGGAGATGTTGTAAGTGACTTAAAAGTTCCATTAGCATATGCACCTGTACAAAAGTTTTTGGCAAGATTAGAGCAAGAAGATTTAAATAAACCAGTTGCAATTACTTTACCTCGAATGGCATTCGAGATGACTGATATTAGTTATGATCCTTCAAGAAAATCTGGAGTAACTCAATCTTTTAAAGCATCTGATGGTACAAATTTAAAAAAAGTTTTTATGCCAGTTCCATATAATATTGGATTCGAATTAAATATTTTAACCAAGTTAAATGATGATGCTTTACAAATTGTTGAACAAATTTTACCATATTTTCAACCAGCATTTACTTTAACTGTCGATCTTGTTAGTTCTATTGGTGAAAAAAGAGATATTCCAATTGTATTGGATAATATATCTTTTCAAGATGATTATGAAGGAGATTTTTCCACAAGAAGAGCATTAATTTATACTTTAAAATTTACAGCAAAAACATATCTATTTGGTCCTATTTCCAATACAACTGATGGTCTTATTAAGAAAGTCCAGGTTGATATTTCATCTTCAAGCGATATTTCTGCAAAACGCGAAATGAGATATACTGCCACTCCAAATCCAATCAATGCTGGTCCTGAAGATAATTTTGGATTTGATGAGGGATGGGAATTCTTGACAGATTCTAATTCATACAGTCCTACACAACAACAAGATATTTAATTGGTTAGATATATGAGTAACAATTATGATGGTCTTGATGAGGCTTTTAATACTGAAAGTAGTATTATAGAAACAACTGCCGAGAAAATACAGGTTTCTAAATCAAAGGGAAGTGATATTGAGAAGGATTATGAGTATACCAGAGCTAACCTTTATTCGCTCATAGAGAAGGGTCAAGAGGCAATTAATGGTATTATGGAACTTGCGGGGGAAGGAGCAAGCCCAAGGGCATATGAGGTCGCTGGACAGTTAATTAAGAGTGTTGCTGATACTACTGATAAATTAATTGATCTTCAAAAGAAACTTAAAGATGTTGAAGAGGATACTATTAAGACTACCAATAATGTAACTAATAATGCAGTTTTTGTTGGATCAACTTCTGAACTTCAAAAAATGCTTAAGCAGGGATTCCTAAATAATAAAGAGTAATTTTTCTAATGGGTTGGTCAGAAAAATATAAAAAATCAATTGATTGCAACAACCCAAAAGGTTTCAGTCAACGTGCTCACTGCCAGGGTCGCAAAAAGAAAATGAGTGAAGAAAAGAAAGATCACGAATACTCCATGGCACGGTCAGAATTAAAGACCGTGACCAATGCCGTAAAGCGTCTTCAAAAGAAGATGGGAAAGAAAGGTGAGGGGGATTTGCAAGCATGGGTTCAATCCAAAATTACCAAAGCAGCAGATTATATTGATACTGCAGCAGATTATGTGACTAATGAAGAAACAAAATCTGGGGATCAAGGTCTTCGCGATTGGTTTGGTAAATCCAAGTCTTCAGATGGTAAAAAGGGATGGGTTCAACTTGGTGGCAAATGGGCAGGTAAACCTTGTGCTCGTCAACCAGGTCAAACTTCAACGCCAAAGTGCGGAAGTTCTAAAATGGCAGCAAATTTGAGTGCCGAAGAAGAGGAATCTGCAAGAAGAAGAAAAAATCGTCAAGATCCAAATCAACCAGAAAAATCTGGTGCTGCCAAACCAACTAACGTAAAAACTGAAGAAATGAACATCCAAGAAGTAAAAGATAAACCAGGTAAAGGTAGCGGCAAGAAAGATGCCTGCTATAACAAGGTCAAGTCTCGTTATTCTGTCTGGCCAAGTGCGTATGCCTCAGGTGCTCTGGTTAAGTGCCGTAAAGTTGGTGCTGCTAACTGGGGAAATAAGACAGAATCAGTGGAATTTTCTAATTGGAGAGATGATTTTAAGGCAACTGAATATGAGTTCATTGAT